CAAGACCTCTTTTATTACGCCTTAAAGATGAAAAATAAGTTTGTTATAGTGTGCTTGATAATAATATACTTCCCTTCTTCGTTCTGGAACGTCATGCAAAGAGCTTCTCCCTTTTCTCCGGTCTCCCGGTCTTTTGTCATGCAATCTTCCAGATCGATCAAAACGCACTGTCTCAACTCTTCCATGTCCTCTGATCCATATACCGGATGTTCTACAACATTCTCTGACTTCGCTTTCTCCATTCCAAGCCGGAAGGCTTTCTGGATTGCTTCGTACTGATCCACGCTTTCTGCATTGATCTGCATGATTTCTTCCGCTGCCATTTCTGGCAACAGTCCATCTTCTTCCAGTGATGCATACTCTCCGATCAGCTTCTGTATACCGCTCATAGCTACCCCTAACGAACTCAGCACGCTCCGCTCTGTTTCTTGATGCTCTTCTCTTGTCATAGTGCCGTTGCCGTATCCGTTGATCCCGGTTGACATCTGGTACTGCGCATATTCCAGACTGTTTAAAATATTCTGTAACTGTGCTTCTGTTTCTGTCATTTCAAAAAATAATTTGCTCATACTTTGTTTTCCTCCTACGCTTCTAACATTTGAATTCGATACATTGGAACTGACGCAAGGATGCCGCCCTTTAAAACTACAATTCCCGATGTTTCCCGAAACTCTATCAGTTCCCCTTCCACCTCATGGAATGTTTCTTCATTCTCCCCAACTCGTTCCCCTGCATCTGTCAAAATGGATACCCATTCTTTCTTGAACAGTAGTCTGCTCTGCTTTGTTTCCGGTGCTTGTGCCGGGATCATTACTCTACATCTCTGCTTCATGTTTCGCTTTCCTTTCCAATTCGTTTGCAAGTGCCAGTGCTAATTCTTTCGAGAACTCTGTCTGGTACTTCCTGTAAAATCTGTCGGTATCTTCTACTACTTTCTCCCAGTATTCCTTTGTGTTCTCTACGCTCCAGACTGATTGCATCATTTTCCAATAGTCCTGAAACATTTCAAATTCTTCACTGCCTTTTAATAATTTTACGCTGCCCATCTTTTAATCAAACGGTGTCGGTGTCCGTACCGTCTTGAATCCATCTTTGCTTTTGAGTTCCTCTTCTGTTTCCTGAAATCTCATTTCATTCCCATCAAAGCGGTATACAATCTTCCCTAGTTCTCCCTGCCGGTTCTTATCCACTTTCAGACCTTTTCTGGTCTTGTCCTCATTGTCCAGATTCCACAACAAAATGATAATGCTTGCATCCTGTTCAATGTCTCCAGCTTCTCTAAGCTCTCCCATTGTCGGTTCTTTAGTCTCTCTCATTTCACTGGTTCGGTTCAACTGCGACAGTGCAATGATCGGAACATTCAGTTCCATTGCAAGGGCTTTAATCGCTTTTGAGATTGCTCCTACTTCACTGGCTCTGCTCTGGTATCTGGTGTCAGCTCTTACCAACTGCAAATAGTCAATGATGATGCAGTCCAGCTCCTGATGTCGGCACTCATTCCGGATTTCAGAAACGGACTTTGTTCCGCTGCTGATCAGAATGTCCATTTTCCCCAATGTCTTGTTTGCTCTTTCAAAGCGTTCCCTCTCGTCTCCGAGAAACTGGATTGCTCTTCGGATACGGTTCAACCGGATGCCGCTCTGATTGCTGAGTAATCTCTCATACACTTGTTTCTCTGACATTTCCAGATTGTAGAATCCAATCCGCTTTCCGGCTTTTGCCATTTCCAGGATGATCTGTGAAGTAAATGCCGACTTTCCAACTCCCGGTCTTGCTCCGATTACAATCACGTCACCGCCTTCCAAACCTCCGGTGATCTCATCCAGTTTTGAAAACCCGGTATATAGCTTCTCTTCTTTCCGCTCCTGAAAGTATTGATCCTGATATTCTGAGACTATAGCCGTGAGCTTTTTGGATTTATTCTTCTCACTTCTCTTGAGAGCTTCTAACTCCTGTATCGTATCCGCAATCTGATATTCCACGCCTGCTGCCGTTACCTGTGTTCGTGTCAGAATGTTCCGAAACACCTCAGCCTTATAATCTCTTACAACGCTTTCCGCATAGCTTTTCAACTCTGTGGACGTGTACGGCAGCAGTACGCAATCTCTCAAGACCTGTGTTATGTATTCTCTTGTGTATGACTCACTCTCAACTGCCTGTGTTACTGTGACCAGATTCGCCGGTTGACCGATGTCATAGAGCTTCACAATCTCTCGATAGATTTCCTTCAGAACCGGATCTTGAAACATATCCGGTTTTAGGAGATCGTAGATCTGGTGCAGCTCCTTGTTGTCCATCAACAGACATCCGATCACTGTCTTTTCTGCCAGATCACTCATTCTGCTCCACCTCCACATAGTCTAAAAGCTGACTTCCCATCAACGTATCAAAGTTTTTGTAATACTCCAACTCCGTCTCATGTTCCTTCTGCTGCTCCACATAAGCATGTACCGCAAGATACATTTCCCGGTTTGTCAACTTTCTGCGCTTTCCGTTTACGGATCTTCCTTTCAGCCATGAACAATAATTTGCAAATGCTTTGGTTCGTCCTCTCTTTTTCGGATAGATTGCATAGATTTTTTCAAAGTCAGACTCTCGTTCATCCGGTTTCGGTGAACATATATTATTATTTATATCTATCTCTTTCTCTATCTCTAACTCTGGTGTAGAATTCTTGTAAGATTTCTTACACTCTTCCTTACATGATTTCTCACTTTCTATTCTATTGTAGTATTTTCTTTGCCGATCTGCTTCTGTGCTGCTCCTCCCTATGAAATTTTGAATATCCATCATGTAAATAGCTCCAGAGTCAAGAATCTCAATAAGTCCCAATTCCTTAAAAATGTCTAATGCTTTCTCTAAAGTTCCGACTTGATGACGTGTTACGCTCGCAAGCATTTGAGAGTTATACGGAATCGTACCATTCAGCATCAACCTACCATTGTCTTTCAAACTTCTAAGATATAGCTTCATCAAAATATTGCTGTATAAATATCCGTCTTTCATGCTCTCTAGCAGGATCATGCTGTCTGATTCGAAAAAGTTTTCTTTTAATTTCAAGTAATAGTATTTCTTGTTATCTGACATCTTCTTGCCCTCCGCTCATGTCCTGCTGCCCTTCTGGCATCTTTAGCACTCTCTTTGCACTTCTGGTAGCTGCAAACGTGTTTCTTGCTCTTGCATCCATTGTCCGGCAGAATTCTACAATCTCCTGCCGATTCTTTGGTTTCCAGTATCCTTTCCCTGATCCGCTACAGATCACTGCGCCGTGGTTACGTTCATAAGCGATCTTCTGCTGTAGCGCTCTGGCTGAACTGCATCTACTACGCTTCACAAGCTCTGCTGTGGTTACTGCGTTCTCTTTGCCTACTGGCAGCAGGCTTTCAATCTGGAATTCTGTCTTGCCGTACTTCTTTCCATGTGCTGGGTTATTTCGGTTTTTCTGCATTATTTTACCTCCTGTATCTTCCTGTCCAGATAACGATCGATTACGACCTTATCATAGAGCCTTCTTCTACCTATTGCCACTTCTGCCCCGATTGATTTCGCAAATTCTACACCGCGATTTCTTCCGAGTCCTAAATAGGTACACGCTTCTTTTGCGCTCATAAGTCTCGCAACGCTTCCCGTATTTTCCATGCTTTTCCTTTCCTTTCTTAATAGTACGCAGAGTTTTTGTACTCTTTGCCTAGCTTTATTGTACTTTATGTGGTATGATATATTCAAATACGATTTTAATATATTTATTTTTTATTTTTATATCAAAAGGAGATATTTACTTCATGAATAAAGATAATCAAATCCATAAATACGATAATCAAGTTGTTATAAAGAATATATCCACACTCATGAAAGATAAAGGGGTGACTCAAGCTGAATTAGCTAAAGGAATAGGAGTTTCCCAAAGCCGAATTAGTGACTGCCTTAGAGGACAAAGAGATTTCACACTCTCTCAATTTGTAGATATTGCAAATTTCTTTGAAACTTCTACAGACAAACTTCTCGGTTTCACACCTGTCACTGCTAAAGCTGATGAAGCCACTTTAGCGGATGTACTACAGAAACTATTTGACATCAATCAACTTATCAACATCAATATGGAACGTATAAACATTACAGATCAAAACGCATTGCCTTTTGATACAGTACCGGAAACATATCTTGCATTATATTTTAAAAATGATGCACTTGAGAAAAATTTAGAAGAATGGGCTGCTGTTGATTCCATAACTACCCAAGATGCTGAAATGAAGAAAAAATTACTTCGCTTATGGAAAGAAGAAGCATTAAGTATGGCAAAATCAAGAAAAGCAAAATGGAATTTTAGAAATGAAGAAGAAGAGGGAGAACGTTTATATGAAGATATAATGTCGCAAT